CGGCGCCGCTAACTCAGCAATCGCTGAAGCAGGGGAGCGATTAGCGGAGCAGCATATGCGCATCACCCAACTAGAGCGTGAGAACGACGCTCTCCGCGCCGATCTGCTGCTGTGGAACGAGAAGGAGTGCAAATGAGCGACTACACAATACCAACGTCGAATACGATGACTACAATCGACCCACATGCCACAAAGATCCGCGAGCTGCAATCCGACGTCACCCAACTCGAAAACCGTCTCCGCGCTTTGTGGGACAAGCTCGAAGGTGAGAGGAAGTTCTACGATCAGCGCATCCGAGAACTCGAAATAGCTGGCAACGCAATGTACGCATTCATCAACCCTCCATCTCCGAGCATGAGGACCATCCGAATGGACAACCTGTTGCAGGGCTGGGATGACGCTAAGATTGGGAAGGTGGTGAAGCCGTGAACCATCTTGTTAACGCCAACAAAATGATCAGCAAAACCCCGCGCACAGACCGGCAGCCTTACATCACGGTGGCATTCCAGCGGTTTGTGAAGATCGGTTTCGCTCGTCAGTTGGAGCGGCAACTGGCTGGAGCGAATAAGCGTATCAAAGAACTAGAACTCAAAGAGGACGAACTGAACGACCTCAAGAAATGGTTGGAGGGACGATGACATTAGAAATGAGAATACATCAAGTTGTGGTCAGCCAAACCGGATGGTTTGACGGCATAGAGCTTCGCAGCATTGCCCGTGAGGTTGGCAAATTGGAGGATGAACTTGCTTTGGCCAAACGTCAGATCAAGCGTCTTGAGCGAGATTATCTTGAGCTATCTGAACAGAAGGAAGTGAAGCAATGAATCCATTCAAATCGTATCGCAACTGGCGAATACGCCGCATTGAAGAGCGTATCGCTTACCTTGAAAGGTACTGCGACTTTTTTAAGGTCGAAGGCGGCACTCCATACAAAATAGCCGTCTATCATGGATTGGAAGATAAGAAGGCAACTATCGCGCAGCTTCGCAAGCGGTTGTACCACCTCATTGAATTCTGACAATGAACGTTCCAATCGGCCCCGCCGCATTCGTGTTCAAGCACAAGACGACCGGACAAGTCGTCGTCGTTCCTAGCGAACGGTGGCATGAGTACTACGACAACAAGGAGAACTGGGATCACACCGCAAGCGTCAACGCCTGCATGGCCATTGAATACCTCATCAACGTCAAACCGAAGGAGAGGAACAGGTACATTAGATCACTCACGGAAAAGCTATGAACCGAGCAGACAAACTCAGACACGAAGGCACAGGCCACTACCGCTTCCGCAAGGGCGAGATCAGCGAGATCGTGGCGGCCTCAAAGGCGAAGAAGATGGAGTACACGTCATACTGGACGCGAAAACGGGGAAAGGGAACCAAATGAAGGACTTTGACGTAGCCCACACCATGATCGAATACGGCGGTTCATTCGTTCGCAAATTGGGCGCCGCGGCACTGGTGGCCGACCCTGAGAACCTAGCGAAGATCAAGACAACGTGGCCCGACTACTGGTCGAAGTACCAGCGCATGGCCAAGCAACTTTCCGAGGTCGAAAAGCAGGCCTCGAAATAACACAACAACAACAACACAACGTAAGACGATAGCATGATCATCAGCGCAAGTGGCGGTAAGAAGGAATACGCACCGTGCCCGGAGTACACCGGCAAAGCAGTGTGCGTCGACGTGACTCCATTGCGGGAGTACGAGACCGAGTACGGCACCAAGAAGAAGTTCAAGTTCGCCTTTGAGATTGACTTGATCGACGACACCCGTGACCCGGTGCAGCCCTGGGTGGTGTTCACGAAGCCCATGGTGCCCTCGTTGCACGAGAAGGCAGCCCTGACCAAGTTCCTCAAGGACTGGTTCGGCCGGGCATTGACCCCGCAAGAGAACAAGGCCCTCGACATCGAGAGCCTCATCGGTAAGAGCGCCACATTGGTGATCGCTCACGAGCAGAGCGCCGACGGCACAAAGACCTACGCCAACATCAAGCTCATCATGCCGCTGAAGCAGGGCGAGCTGAAGCCCAGCGGCCAGTGGGTGCGATTGCAGGACAGGCCGCCGAAGGACGAGAACGGTGCCCCAGCGCCCACCAAGGCGCAGCTCCTAGCCACCGCGGTGCACGTCGGCAAGTTCCGCGGCACGCCCGTCTCAGAGCTGACCGAGACCGCGGTGAACGGCCTGGCCGAGGTGTGGGTGCCGAAAGCTATGGCCAACAAGGACATCACGGCCGAGGACAAGCGCCTCATCGCCGCAATCAACGCTCGGCTGGAAGAGATAAAGGCCAACAAGGAGATCACTCCTTTGGACGACATACCTTTCTAAAACAATCTCTTGTACTCAATCGTTTTGACTGGTAAGCGGTAGTACCGATGACAAGAAAAACTTGGACAGAGGCCATGATCGCAGACCGAATCATGGAGAACTACCGCAACACAGGACTGATGCCCACCAATCAGTACCTGCTCGAAACCGGACAATGCGACCTATCAAATCAAATAGTAAGGAAGGGTGGTTTCTTAAAATGGGCCGATAGACTTGGCCTTTCAAGGGCACATTCCGCATCCGATACTGGATGGGATGGTGAAAAGAGAGTGCAGAATATACTGGAATCGGCAGGGTTTCAGGTTGAGAGAAGCATCGCCGTGAAGTGGCCGTTTGACCTGCTCGTCAACAAGGTGCTCCGAATTGACGTCAAATCGGCTAACTTCGCGGTCTATGGAGCCTGCAAAGGTTGGTTCTATCGAATCGGCAAAGTGCCTCAAGCAGACCTGATGGCACTACATCAACTCGACACCGGGGAAACCTATTGGATTCCTTGGCACATCATACCTCACAGCAACGTGACCATTTCAAAGGATGGGGGGAAATGGGCGCCATACAAAGAAGCACTCTGGATCGTTCAGAGTATGTTGGAAACCCGCCAGGCAGAGGCAGAAAAGCTGTCGTTGCTTTCACAATGAAACCAGCACCCAACGAATCTGGGAGCACCACACATATGTCAAATCGTAGAAAACGCACACCCCTAGCCCACCTAGTACCCTCTGTGGTGCTGATGCGTGCCGAGGGTCGCACACTGGAGGAGATCGGCGCCAGGCTGGCTCTGACCAAGCAGCGCATCTCACAGGTGGTCAAGGCTGCCAAGAAGTTCGAGGACGTCTCGGCTCAGTGGGGATTTCCGTTCAGCAACAGGACCCACCGCATCCTTGATGCCTTGGCAATCCAGAGCAAAGAAGACGCCTTGGCCCTCTATCGCACCGGCCACCTGTACCCTGGAGCCGTGTGGTCATTCGGCCGTAAGAGCTACAACGAGATCTGCGAGTGGCTCGGAGTCGAGCCGCTCAAGAAACGCCCGACTAAGGGCTGCAACTGCCCACACTGCGGCAAGCCCATCTAAACACTTTCTCGGCAGCCTGTTGCTGCTGGGGGACTCATGGTTCGTTCCGGGGGGTGCGCATCCGGTGACAAACGCACACAATTATCTATGGAACAAATTACTGAACTGAACTTCGGGCAGGCTCTCGAAGCGTTGAAACTCGGGAGACGCGTGGCCCGTGCCGGATGGAATGGCAAAGGTATGTGGTTGAGGATTCAGACACCAGATGCAAACAGCAAGATGACGCTTCCATACGTCTACATTGAGTATCCGGTCTTGCATCCGGCCTACCTCAACGGATCGCGTGTGCCGTGGCTGGCTTCACAGACCGATATGCTATCGGAAGACTGGTCCATCGTTGACTGATGTAAAAATGAGGGGTGCGCATTCGTACAAACGCACACTAGACAATGAAATTAGATCTTTCCGCAGAACGTATCGCAGCGCTTTGTGCGCCGCCTCCTGGCTACGTCAAGCCAGCCCCACAGCCTCCGGCCAACCCGGATGCACTCAAGAAGCGCCGTGTCAAAACCAAGCGCCAGCCACACTGGAAGCCTGTCACCCGTAAGCCCATCAGCCGCTATCAAATCAACAAAGAGACAATCGCAAAGATTCAGGAATGGCGAAAAACCAACCCGTGGCACAGCTATCGGGAGATCGCCGAGCACTTCAAAGTTTCCGTTTCAACCGCCTACTACAGCCTCAACCGCCCCAAAACCAATGCCAGCTAACCCCACCATCATATTCGACATTGAGACCGGAGCGCTCCCGTTTGGCGAGCTTGTCATCCCGGCCTTCAATCCCAGCGACGTGAAGCTCGGTAACACCAAAGATCCCGACAAGATCGCCGAGCGTATCCGGCAGGCCGAGGAGAACCACGTCACCGACTACATCCGCAACGCTGCGCTCGATGCACTGAGCGGTAAGGTGCTGTGCATAGGCTACCGCCTAGATAGCAACGAGCCTGCTATCCTGTCGTCAGACGCTGACGGCGAGGCCGCAATGCTGCGGCAATGGTGGGAGCTGCTCGATGCATGGGAGCGCCATACGCGCATCATTGGGTTCAACATCAAGGCATTCGATTTGCCGTTTCTAATCAAGCGCTCCTGGAAGCACCGCGTCACAGTTCCATATTGGATCAGAAATGGCCGCTACTGGAACGACCTGATCGTCGACCTGCGCGAGGTGTGGCAGCTTGGGGACAACCGCGCCCATGGCAGCCTCGGAGCCATCAGCAGGCACCTGGGCCTCGGTGAAAAGACCGGCAATGGCGCCGACTTCGCCAACCTGTGGAAGACCAACCGCCAGGCAGCCATCGACTACTGCCTGCAGGACGTGAAGCTCACGCAGCAGGTGGCGGATGTTTTGATGCCGTCGTATTGACCCTAGACAACGGCAGAAACGGACGATAGGGAGCAGCACGTCAGCGCGAGCCGTAGGAAGTGAGCGCCGACATTACAGCCAGAAGCCATGTCCAACCAACTTTTCCCCACCCTTTCCGTGACACGTCCCGTTGCTTCTGCGGGAGTTCCTACCACGGTCTGGGTGGGGTTTTCTGTTTGATACATGAAACTCGAAATCCAAAGTCAGGACCACATCAACATCCACGCATTGTACGCTGGGTACGTTGTCATTGAGCAAATTACTGGAACTAACGAAAACTCAAGCGTGTTTATTGCAGCACACAACATTGATATGTTGTGCTATATGCTTCAAGAGGCCAAAACAGTAGCTCAAGAAAAGCAGAAGCAATATCTGCAAAAGAAGAACGATTGCCTCATTTATCAGGAGAAGAACAAATGAGAATCCGCACAATCAAACCTGAGTTCTTCCATCACGAAGGCCTTTTCGAAGCAGAGGTGGAGACAGAACTTCCTATCAGGATCGCCTTTGCCGGCCTGTGGTGCATTGCTGACAGAGCTGGGCGTTTCAAATGGGAGCCAAGACGCATCGGTGTGCAGGTGCTGCCATACGACGGCGTCGACTTTTCACGCGTGCTCGACGCGTTGACCACGCGTGGTTTCGTTCTCAAGTATCGCGTTGGTGACGAGTGGTTCGGCTGCATTCCGAGCTTCTCAAAGCACCAAGTGATCAACAACAAGGAACGAGCGTCAATTCTGCCTGATCACCTCGAAAATGGAGCAATTTACGAGGAAATCGACGCGTTGACCACGCGTGATCCACGCGATGACGACGCGTGCCATAAGGAAGGGAAGGGAAAGGAACAAGGAAAGGAAGGAGTTCCGCAGAAACACGCGTCGGAGCTTTCCGAAGAACTGGACATCTTCCGTATGCGCATCGGTTCTTGGTTCAAGCGTAGGCCTGAGACCCGATGGAGCGACAAGGAAATCAAACTGCTCAAGGAAGCCTTCGACTCCGGTTTCACCGCGGAAGAACTCGATATCTTGGAGCAGTTCTATTGGGGCAACAGCAAGTACAAGCGGCGTGACATCAAGACGCTGCTGAACAACTGGAACACCGAGATAGACCGTGCCAAAGGCGAAGCCGGCTTGTTCGGCAGTACGACAGGCAAGCCTGAAGCCAACCCCACAGACGCCAAAGATCTGCGTAACTACCTATGAACGACCCATTCTACGCAGAGGAAGACGAGTACGGTTTAGTCGGCTGTTGTATCGGTGGTAGTACCGATGTTTGCTACGAGGTATTCGCAAAGGTTCCAAGTGAAGCAATACAGAACGAGAACCTCCGTAGCATCTACGAGATTGCCAAAGGCATAACCAACAAAGGCGACAAGGTAACACAGAAGACAATCATCACAGAGTGGAAGAAGTTCTACCCAGCTCTTGCCGCTCCCTTCGAAGACCTCAGCAAGGCCGACGAGCTGTGCCCATCGGCCGCCAACTACCCGGCCTTCACCAAGTCGGTCCTAGAAGCTCACCTCAGACGCCAGCTACGAGCCGCTGGGGACCGTCTGATGCGCGAGTCCGCTGTCTCCACCCTCACCGTCGATCAAATCGTCTCTAATGCCGAAGCAGGGCTCGCTATTGAGGTCTCCAAGGACGAGGTGCAATCCTCGAAGTCCGTAGTCGGACGCTTCATCGACTCCACGCAGGAAAGGTTCGCACGCAAAGGCCAGCTCTCGGGCATCACCTCGGGCTTCTGGGCTCTCGACCAAAAGACCGACGGTTTTCAGTTAGGAGAACTCACCATCATTGCGGCAAGACCAAGCATCGGTAAGACAGCTATTGCAATAGCCATTGCCAATGCTGCAGGCATACAAGCAAAGGTTCCGACTCTATTCATCTCACTAGAGATGTCAGATGAGTCTATTGTACGCCGTATGGTATCTAGTGTCGGCTCTATTCCTATGCAGAGCATCAAGACTGGCGAACTTGATCAAGGCGGTATGAAAGCTATGGGCAGTGCATCAGCCAAGATAGCCAATAGCCCCATTGAGTTCGTGTCTGGTTCTTCTGTATCCAACATAGCCTCGGTGACAGCAATTATCCGACGTGCTGTACGCAAGTCGAAGGTGAAGCTGGTCATCATCGACTACCTGCAGAAAATCCATGGCTCACGAGCAGCCGAGAAGAAGACCTACGAGATCGCAGAAGTCAGCGGTAAGCTGAAATCTATCGCCACCGACACGAAAACCGCTATCGTGGCCCTCGCCCAGTTGAATCGTGAGAACGAAAAGGACAAGGGACGCATACCCAGACTCACCGACCTGGCCGACTCAGGCCAGATCGAACGCGACGCAGACTTGGTCCTACTGCTCAACAGGGATCGCAACGAGCCACAGGGAGAAGCCGTGATAGCCATAGCCAAACAACGTGACGGCGAGTGCGGCCTGATCAACCTGTGGTACGAAGGCCAATACTGCCGCTTCACAGACCCATCGCCGTGCTATTGATATGAGCAGAACACACAACGACAACCTCAGGCTATTGTCTGAAGCGCCGCAGATAATCGCCCGGGCCGTCAAGGCTGGTTGGATATCCTATCCGGCAAACCAGAAGTTCCTCGAAGACGGTTCGCCGGACCCAATGCTCATCGAGGACTACGCCCAGCAGGCCGTCAGGCACCACCCCGAATCCATGATTCGTGCCTATCAGCTCCGCAACATGGGCCTCAGCCTCGATGGCACCGCCAAGGCCTGCAATGTGCCCCGCGGTTCCATCGTCTACATGATCTCCAAAGGCCACGAACTGACCCTAGCCAGAGAACGCGAGGCAGCAGGCAACCCCCAACAATCACAATGAGCACTCCAACCAATCCAACAGTGGACGACCCGTTCCTTTACGCACCCCGACCGAAGTCAACGGTCCAGCCCGAGACCAAGGATGGCACCAGGCCTTCCATCCACGTCAGCCTGTATGCCTACGGAGGTATCTCAGCGGCCTGTCTCATGTCCTGGGTCGACCTGACAGCCACCTTTGCACGATCAGACCGGCAAACCGATCTACGCACCATCCGCGAGGATGCCCTGATATCCCGCAGCCGTTGCCGCGCTACCAAGTGGTTCCTTGATTCCGGTAAGGACGTCTGGGTGCAGATCGACCATGACGTGGAGTTCGCCGCGGCAGACATCGTGCGTATGGCAGAGCTTGCCCACCAGCACCAGGCTACCGTCTGCATCCCTTACCCCTGCAGAACACTTCCGGCTAGGCCAGCCCTGCGTCCGAAAACAGAGCACCTGCAGGCCCTGAAGTTTCAAACTGCCAACGCAGAGTCGGCTAGTGAGCTGGTGCCGATTCAGATGTTCGCAAGCGGATGCCTCGCAATCCCTCGTAAACGCCTCGTAGAGACGTTAGAAAAGCTCGGGAGGGTGGACATAGCACCCCCCTATAGAATCGACTGGTGCAAGGACGTGCGCGTCGAGGAGTTCCCCACGCTGTGGATGCCGTTCGCAGTG